AATTGTTCGCTCCTTGAGTAACTAACGCTCTTTCAGATAAGTAATGTACCTCCATTGCATTTAAGTCAGAAGTAACAGCTCCAACAGAACCAGTAACCCAAGTTTTTAGGTATCTGTTATCTGTTTCAGAAGCTCTATATCTAACGTGTAAGAATGGACGTGTTAAGTTTCTACCTAACATTTGGTCATAAACCGAAGATGTACCAGCTGGTACCATAACCCCACGAATCGCTCCAACAGTATTAGTAGCGTTAATACCACCTCTACCATCTAATTGGTTTAAGTATTTCCAGTCAGACTTGTAGAAGTCATAAGAACCTCTTCTGAAACCAGAGAAACCTAAGTTTAAAGCCATATCTTCAGAATTGTCAAATACTCCGTAAGAAGTACCACCAGCTCCGTAAGAATTCATAGAAGCTAACATGTCATCCATTGCTAGAGCAGTTGCTCTATTTACGAACATCATGTTTTCTTCAATACCACCGTTTTTGTCAAGCTCTGCTAAGATAGCGTCGAACTCAGCTAAATCAGTAGCAGCGTTAACACCAGTAACACCAGAAGTTTGATTACCTCTAGTTTCAATAGCATTAAATAAACCTTGGTGACCGTTGTTAGCTTGTAAGAAATCGTCAGTACTTGAGTCAGCTGCAGTAGAAGAACCTTTAACAGTTTCTAACATTGACATCTCTAAATAATCGTTAAATCTTAATCTAGTTTCAGCTTCAGCTTTAACGTACCATAAGTAACCTCCAGTACCATCTTCACTTGAAACTTCTACCCAACCAATTTGAGCAGCATCAGAACCTGATACTGAATATTTATCTTTTAAGATAATCGGTTTGTTAGTATAAGTTTTGTGGGTTGGTTCGTTTTGACCAGTTCTACCTTCAGCTCCTTTTGCATACTCAGAACCGATAACTAAAATAGTTAAACCAGTAGTATCATCACCCGCACCGTCAGCAAATCCTAAACCTGCAAGAGTTTCAGGGTTGTTGTCGTATACAGCTACACGAATAGTATCTGTTGGAGTTGTTTGAGGATCGTTTGTTACGATAACAACAGCTGTAGTGTTAGAATCAGCGATTAATAATAAATCGTTTTTTCTAATACCATGAGTTGTCTCAACAACGTTACCATCCATATCTTGCTCAATAACGATTTGACCACCATCACCACCACTAGAACCATCTTGGTGATCATCATGTCCTACTCTACCTTTATAAGCTAGATGTAATCTACCTTGTTCTGACCAAATAACTTGGTCTGAAGTCATAGCTTCTTCTGCTCCGACTTGTCTTAAAAAACCTGCCATTGTTCTGTTCCCAAAAGCTTCTGCTTCTTGAGCCATAACATCTGGCATGTATTGCTTCGCCCAGCCGTCAGCTGCTGATGTGAAGTCTAAATAATTGCTAGCTAATGCTTTCATCACCGGTGCCGGTGTCAAAGTACCAGCCGTTGGACTTGTAATTGCCATTTTGTAATAATTTTAATTGTTAATTTATTTTCTATTTTTAATTTTAAACTTAAAATCAGAAGAATTATCGCCTAATACCTTAAACTTTAACCCACCAGTCTCTATTGTTTTATGAGACTGCCTAGGATTCATATCCACGTTCTTAGCTTTTGCAATGCTATCTTTCATAGCATCTGCTTTGCCTTGCTCGTAAAAATGCTTAGCTATAGCATCAGGATTACCTGCTGTAAATAAAGCTTTGTGATACCCGTTTGGATCCTTTAAAGTGGAATCTTCATTAACAAACTTTGTCATGAATTGATTAATATCACTTTGTTCAGATTTAACTTTGTCCACATCTTTAACATTAAATCTATAGTTTTTATCCCCAACATTATATTCAAAACCTTTGAATTTGTTGTTAAAAACCTCATTGGTTTTTTTCATAAAACTATTTCGATTTGATTCAGCAGATTTGTTCAGCTCTTCTGTTTCCTTGTTGTACCTATTAAAGAAGTTAACTGCTTTCTGTTGCTCACTTGTAAGCTTAGAACCCATTTTAATTTCTTCATAGTATTTAGACTTTTGCCCGTCTAAGTGGCTTTTAGCGTTGGCAACTTGCTCTTTTAACGCTAATTTCTTTCTACGTATATCTCTATCGTCGTCTATATCTTCGTCGTAAGAGAACGTGTCTTCCATAAGGAAGCTAATTTCTTCATTGTCTAAGTGAGGTTTTGTTTGTTTATAATACTCATGTAATAGACTTTGATCGTCTAACTCTGAATAATCTTGATTAAGCTTAACATAATCACTTAAATCTCCCCCAGTATCTTCCATAAAGTCCATTAACTTTTGGATATTTTCTGGTAAAGGTTTACCGGTTTCTAAGTTTTCTTGAATAGCCTCTTGCGCTTCTGTAGCTATTTCTTCAACTTGTTCTTGTTGTTCCTCAGTAATCTCTTCTAACGCTGGAACCTCTTGTGTTTGGGTTTCCGCGTGTATTTCTTCTTGTCCCTGTGTGGATTCTGTATTTTCAAACTCTGTAACCACCTCGCTGTTATCAGTATTATCTTCTTGAGTTTCGTTTTCTTCTATTGGTGGTGGCTTGCTTAAATCTATCTTTATAACACTGTCGTCTCCAGCGCTATTAAATTTACTTTCATCAACCGTTTCTACTGTTTGATCTTGAGTAACCTCTTCGACTACTTCTTTGTTTTCTTCTTCCATAATATAATATAATAATAATTAATAATTCTAACTAGGGTCAAACGATCCTAAATCAAATCCTCCACCTAGTATATCATTACCTGCGGACTCAAAGTTTTTAGGTGGTTTTCCACTGTTTCTTTGTTCAATCATTTCTGATTGCTGTGTAGCTTGTATCTTTGTTCTTTCGTCTTTACGATCTTCTTTTTGCTTTTCTCTTTGCTTTACCCCATCAACCTCAACTCCCTTAAGTTGCATGTTGTATTGGAATTCTAAAGCCATGAGTTCTTTCTTAAGCTCCGCCTCCTTAGTTAACTTTTGGAGTTCTAAACCAGATTTCATTTGTTCTAATTGGCCTTTAGTTTGCGCTAACACCTGTTCTTTTTGAATCTCAGCCTGAGCAGCTGCCTTCGCTGACTCTGTGTTAGACTTTGTTTGGGCTTGAATATTTTCCATTTGAAGCTTTCTATCCTTGTCTTCTTTCTTTTTTCGACGTAGTTTAAGTAGTTGGTTTGCTAGTTTTATGTTACGCACGTCTCTAAGGTCAATAGCATCTTCAAGCTCAATGCTCTTTTGTTGCAAGGCCATTTGTATGTTATTTTCCAACATAGCTTTCTCCTCTTCGTCAGGCATCAATTCAATAAATATACCAAAGTCATACAGATGTAATTCCGACATTTCTTCTAGTGTAGCGACGTTGTGAGCTCCTATCGCTTGTATAAAAGCATCTTTTGTAGGCGAATGTTCTATAATATCAGATATTCTAAGAGACAAGCATTCTGCTGTTTGCGCTGTTAAAAATAAACCAGCTTGAAGTATGTGTCTAGTTGCAACGTTTGAATTTGCCGCGGCGATTTTTTGAACTCCAACTAAAGCGTTTTTATCCGGCATACCACCGTCTCTAGCTTCATTAAGACCGGTTACATCTCTTATCATCTGTAGGTAGTAGTTGTAATTACCAATAAGAGCTTGCATTTTGTTTCCACCAGATCCAGATGTAATTTCCTGAATTGGAACCTTACCTGGATTCATATCACCCTCCGAAGTAAATGATCTACCTATAACACTACCAGTTTGGAAGAACATGTTTAGGGCTTCTTGCGGGCTATAATTTGTTCCGTTACCCAAATCTATTTCAGCCAAACCATCAGCGTCTAAGTAAACACCATCTGGGACCATTCTAGATAACACTTGTTGTAGTTTTAAGTGTGTTAACTGGATCATATCGGCAAAACCAGTTATTCGACTAACTAAAGATTCTATTTTACCATCATACATTCTAGGGGCTACAATAGAGTAATTCATTTTAACTTTAGTAAAATCACTTTTAGGACGCATCATATTTCTAGCCATTTCCCATTTTAGCAATCTTTCTGTACCTAACACAATGGCACCCTCATAAAGACACTCTATCGATCTTAACATTTTAGCATAACCACCCTCCTTGTCTTTTGGTGGGTTGAACGAATCATCTTTAGGTATGATCTTATCCGCGCCAGAACCAGTTTGCTTCATCTTATATACCTCATTCATGTAGGTTTTGTAGTTAAAGTATAAGATTTGAATACTATTGTTATCTTGTTTTTCCGTTGAATTTCTAGAGTTATAATTTGATCTGCTATTAGATTTGCTCTGCATTATCTCTTCAAGATCAGACTCTGTTAGATGTGGGAATTGTTTAGCTAATTCGTTTACTGGAATTGTTTTTACCTCACCGACATAATATATATCTTCAAAGTAAGGGGAATCAGTATGCGAGTAAACTAAACTTGCTGGATCAACGTAATCAATTTTCACACCTTCAGAAGTGTTATAACTTGTTTTCGTGGCGCCTATACCTAAAACAGCAAGGTCGTAATAAAACCTTTTTTTAATTAACTCATAATTATTACCATCAAACAAAACGTTCAAAGCCTGTTCCTCAGCCAATTCAACCGATTGCTTATATGTCATTTGCATGTGTAACTGTAGTTCTTCTTCTGATTCTGGTAATGAAGATTTATCGTTTTCAAGTAAATTCATTCCAAACGCTTCCATTGCAAAATCAGCCATTTCTCTATTGTCCATATCACCCAATACAGATTCCATATATTCCGTCCTCTTAGCGACACCATACGGATCTTGAGAATAAGCTTTTATATCATAAGTTCTTTCAGCTATCCCGTTAACAACTATATCAACAAATTTCGGTATAATTGGAACTGGTTTCCAATCTAAATTAAGATAGGACAAATCACCGTTTATAGA